CCTAAAAAACTGGCTTGATTGCGCGATCCTTTTTTACTGTTGCATGACTGGCAACACGCTACTGCGTTCTCATAATTGATTACTAAGTCCGGTGCTTTACTGATTGGGATTATATGATCAACAGTACTGGCTGGCTGTTGGCAATAGAAGCATGACCATTGATCACGAGCCAGCACCTTTAACCTGAATGCTTTGTAATCTCTGCTTAATCGAGGATCACCTCTCTTTGCCATTACTGCCAACCTCTAGTCTTAAGATGATGCAATGCACCACAGTAGTTAGGCTCATCATACTTAGTAACTCCATACCTTGTAGCTACATAATACCAATACATCCAGAACTGGTAATCATAAGGCTTGCCTTTAACAGCCTTGATCTTTAACTGATAGTAACCATGATGACTGCCATTAACTGCATCGATGTTCCACCGGCTTTCTCTATAGATGATCTCGTTATGACATAAGTATTGCTTGTCAGTTAACTGATATGCAGCTAATGATTTGATAGATTTAATAGCATCTAGTTGTGCCTCTGCTGGCTGGGCGTAGCCTAGACATAAAGCTCCCACTAACACTTTAGCAACCTTCCGCGCTACGCCTTTCAGGCGCGGCTTGTGCCCTTGATGGGCACTTGCTAAGAGTGTACTCACCTTGTCAAGCATGTGGATAACATGGGAGTGTCGTGAGCGTAAAGTGAGTCTTGCCCCTACTTTATCCACGGGATGTGTATAACTATTTATCTGTAGAGTAAAAGCCATTACCTTTGAAACTAATACCGAAAGAGCTGTAAATCTTGCGCATCGGTTCATGACAGAAGCCGCATTCAACATCATGTGGTTCATGGATTGGCAACTCTTTTTCATATCTAAGGTTAGCCTCGCATTTCTCATTTATGCACTCGAACTCATATATTGGCATTACTCGACCTCATTTAACTTAATGTAAGGCTCTTGTTTCCATATTGGTTTAAGCCTTTTATCTAGCAAGTAAAGATATCTATGTTTGCGTGTCCTAGGCTGCCATTCACCATCTAAGCCTTTCACTTTGCCTCTTGTTACCTGAGTGCCATCGGCAAGAAAGAAGTCCGATTTAAGTGCAGTCAAGCCATAATAACCGAAATTACATGCTTGATAGATAGCCCCATTATGCCTAGAACTGTCTGCATAACTGATAACCGCTCTTATTCCACGCTGCTTCAACATTCTTAGGCTGCGACCTACCAGCATCGAACCATAGTTCTTACCGTTTAGTTCAGGCTCTAGCACTAATCGGCTCATTTCAAGCAAATCGGGATAATTACCTCTAGGTAATCCGAACGCGCTGGTCGCTGAATTAGGAACGCTCAAAGGTGAATAGACTACTGCACCTATCACTTTCAAGTCTTGGGTAAGACCGAAAGCATGTTGTCCAATGAAGCGTTTAGAGCCTAAATAGTGAAAGGCGTTAACTAATTCGAAAGCATTGTTATAGGCGATAGGTTCAACCTTCAAATTATTAGTTGCGCCAAGGCTGCTCATTGTTCCTCACACCAGTTGCATGGGTCATTTATTGTCCACTCTCCACATTGGTTGCACCGCTTAATATCCGACTCCTGTACTACATCCTTGCGCTTCTCATACCCAGCAGCTACAAGTAACTCCACCAGATCGCCAAGGCGAAGCATGGCTACATAATCGTCAGCCTTCTCACCTTGCCCATTAAGCCTAAAGCAAGCGAACCCCAATAAGCCGCTCTTAGCTGTCCTAGTTTCGATCTGGCGGAGTGTGCCCTTAACATCGAGTCCTGTGCGCGCTTTGACCTCGCAGTCGAACGGGACATTGAGAATGTCGCGCCCAGAACCTCGACCTACCACAGCACCTTCCCACCAGCGCCGTAGATACTCTGCTACTACACGCTCTGTGCGAAAGCCTCTGTGTTTACGGCTTTGACTCATTGACAGCGTGGCATTTCTTGCATGACCAAGTCATTGATTGACCTTCTACCCAGAATGCTAATTCCAATGCTGGAACAGGCTCGTTGCATAGATGACACAGTATCCTAACTTGCAGCGCATTCAGCAGTTCACGATGGCGCGCCTTCTCATATAATTCTGAGTCATTGGGGAACTGCTCCCACTCACCATCTTGGTTCATGAATTGAAGCGTCATAATTTAACCTCTTGTGGTTTCCATGATCCGTCCGGTGCTATGTTGTACCAGATAACATCTCGGCATACATAACAGTCAAACTTGCCCCAAGGTTTATTGTTCTTAGCGCTTACGCCAGTTTTCCAATCCATGGGCTTGTGGTCATGACAATTTCTGCATCGAGGAATGTCCTTGTCGATTTTAGTTGCACCCATAACTTCTGTCATTAGTGCTAGTGCATCGGTAATCGTGCCAGCAGGTTCGACAGCTTTAATTGTCCAAGCATCATCCTCAATCGGCATAATTATCTTTTCCTCTAACCGCGCTTGTAAAGGCTTAGGCTCGTTAGCCTTTACCTTAGACATCTCCTCGCGGCTAGGTCTCTTTCCTTTGCTTGCATAGCCAGCATTGGCAAGAGCACGACCGATCGCAGAAGTCTCGCAGTTTTCAAGAGCCGAAGTAGCATTAACTCCTCTAGTGCTAATGGTTTCCTCCGCAAAGCCAGTACTCCAAGCCTGTGCATCCACTTCAGTTCGATAGATATAAGCCTGAACAATAAAGCGTTGCAAAGTGTGTTCAAGTAATGTAGTAGCAATTCTGCCATCTGGGTATTCCTTCCAGAACTTAACTAAGCGTTCCTCAACTGTCTCGTAATCCTCTAAATTAAACATAGAGTTCATTCTCCTCTGTTGCTAGTTGACCGGCAATGGCAAGGTAAGAAGCTGCATCGATCCAAGTGTCAATCTGCTGGCTGTCCTCAATGGTTCGTCCGATCTTAACAAGCGAGAGAATGACTGCAACTTGGTAATCCTCAACCGGCATCTCAAGATAGGCGCTGAGTAATCTTGCTGCTCTAGCCATGTTGTCGCTTGGATGACCATAATGCAATCCGCGCTCCTGATATAAGTCTGTTGCACTCTGTAAGATTTCAGCATGCTTCATGCTCTGACCTGATCGCGCTGCTCGTAGAACTTGCGTACTGCTTTGCGCCCTACGATGTAGCCATCGCGGTGTCCTATTTTGTACCCCATAAAGAATATGAGAATTGCTCCTGCTATTAGTATTAACTCTAGTATTGACATTTACTGCCCTTCTGCTGCGCCCTTCGCAGCTTCTTGACATAAGTGTTGCATAAATATCAGACAGATTGACGGTATCTAATATAACGAAACGGTAACAATTCTGTCTCGTCAACCGCGTCATCGATTGTGCGCTTTAGATCGTTATCGAGATCGTCCATACCTGCGCCCATGAACTTGGAAAGTCCCATCCTTCTCGATGTAGATCAGATCAACTTGGACATTCTTTCCATTCTCTGTGACGATAGCAAAGGCTTGCTGCCAATTAGGCGTAGAGACGTATTTAGCCTGTTTTAAGTCCATTGCATGTCCCACTTCAACTCCATGGAGAACACGCCTTAAAACCCCGTTAGAAGCCTCAGAATGGGCACTTCTGCCAGCCCTATGGGTGTGTCCCATGATGACATTCTGGCCATGGCGCTTGGCTTGGTTTAGGGCAGATAGTCCAGGGTTAGGGTTGAGCCCACCTAAGTCACCATGAATGGCGATCCAGCCCTTAGCGATAGGCATTGGGTCTTTCCAAAATTTTACATCCATCTCATCTAGCTTCAAAAACTTCTCAAAGCGAAGTTCAGGCAAGGATAGGAATGCCGGTATTTTCTTCATGATGACTTTGTAGAGTCGATCAGTATGGTTACTGCGAACCATGTGGGCTTCCTTGGAATACTCAAAGAGCGACCAAAGAACATCGACTGTTCGATCTCGATCCTCAGCTAGTGTTTGTTCGTACCAGCCTGGAGTGTTTTCTGTCCATCGGCTGATTTGTGGGAGATCGATTTCATCTCCGATAGTAACGACAGCATCGGGGCGAAACGCTTTAATAAATAGACTGAGATTGCGTACAACATGTGAATCTTCGTAGGGACATTGCAAGTCTGGAATGACTACGGTTCTCTTCATTAGTCCTCATCATCATCTTCATCATAAGTGTGCGGAATTAGATCGGGCTTAGGAAGTATCCAGTCAGGATAAGCAGATGGCTCAGTAATTATTCCAAGCGCTATATCAACATCAAAACCAGCGCGGCGAAGCGCCCTATACATTTCTTGCAGACTAATTGCCCAAGCATCGAGAGCTGAGTAAGTGTCTAGGTCGATGACCTTCTTGCGAGCCATGGATAAAATTATCGCTCTAGAAGTATGTTATATATCTCATCGACACGCGCATTAAGTCTTTTGATCTCCGACAGCAAGTGAGTGATCACATAGCCAGTCAAGCCACCCACTATCGCAAGTGTGGCAATATAGAGATTTAAGTAATCTGTTGGTGTCATTTTTTAGGAGTGGCATATCCGAAGATACCGGCAACGATCGAGCCAAGGATGGCGCGATAGTCGAGTGAGAAGTTAGAAGTTGTACCCCAGACGCATAAAAATGCGCCGATAGAGATAACTGCTGGGTGCTTCATGTTCATAGTTTTGCTCCTAGTAGTGGGATATGAAAGAACGAACCGTCCTCATCACCTTTGCTAGTGAAAGATATATGGCAATGATGGCGGTGCTTGTTAATTCCTGTATAAGTTCTAAAACGCCAAGCCGATTTAGAACTGGCAATCTTGGAGTCAAAGATGATGTAACTGATGCGTTTATCAGACTTTGCCAAGAGACGAAGTTGATCTGCCACATCGGGCATGAGGTCGGGCTTAGGTTTGCCGGATAGATCGCGGTCAACATCGATGGCACGAACCCAGCCTTGCTCATCTGGATTATGGTCAGACTTACGAGCTGAGTGGCGACTATCGCCGATCCAGCCGTCCGAGGTACGATCACGATCGCCGAAGCAGTCATCGAACTGTTCACGAAGTTGAATTGCAGCCTTACTTAGTCTTGGCTTCATCTGCCTTAACTTCTTTAGCCGCTTCCACGTCATCGTAGTGAGCCTTGCTCATTGAAAGAGTTGTGCCATTTTCGTTAGTAATTAAGACAACCTCATTGCCCTTTGAGTCTTGTAAGATTTCTAGGGTCATAGTTCTGCGCTCCATCCAAGGAAAGAAGTATTGTTACCATTAGCACCAAAGCGATAATAAGTAGCAACTACGAAACTAGCAGCCTTAGCCACTACTGCCATTCCACCATCAGCGCTAGTGTAGTTTGAGTCAATTGTTACGGTTGTAGGAGTGTTGCCGCCAACTGCTCCAACTTCCCATGCGAAGGTAGCCATAGCTGAAGTATCAAGCGCGGTGGGTTTTGTTCGCATTGTTACTGGATAGACCACAGGGATATTTAAGTTGCCTGTTGTGTTAGCAAAGCCTGTTCCGTAAATTGCATAACTTGATGAGTTAAAAGCATTTTGTCTAAAGTAGTAACGCTGGCAAGCAGCCAATTCGCTAGCCTGATTACCTGTAGCAATTTGGAAGTTAGAAGCAGTAGAAGCAACTTCTAGTTGCACGCCAGTAATTTCATACCAGTCATTAGCCCCAGCCGTACCAGTTGGAGTACCAATAAACTGAACTCCCACCTCAGTAAGGCTTGCACTTAACGCGCCCGTATAAGTAAAGCGCTGGTAAGAAGTAGTAAGTGTTGCAGTTCCAGTAATAGCGTTAGTTGAGCCTGTAAAGGAATAGATGGCTTGGTCTGTGCCAGTACCAGTAATAACTGTTACTGCTAAAGCGTTTGCTGTAGCAGAATAATTAGCACCGCATTTAGCATAAAAAGAAAGTGTAACTGTTTGA